TTTTTTTTAAATATTAAAAATATATTTTTTTATATCTATATTTTTTTTTTTTTTTTTAAATAATATATTTTTATTATTAAAAAATAATTTTATTATATATTATATTATATTTTGAAATTTTTCAATTTGTTTTTGCAATTTTTTATTAAATTCACATTCTTTTTTTTTTTGATTGAATTTGCAACCTTTATGATCATTGCATAAAAATTTGTTTTTAAGTAAACCTTTTGAAAGACATAAATGTGATTTAATACCAATTTTTTTTTTATGTTTTTTACCAGTTTTTTTATAACAATTTTTTTGTAATTGTTTTATTATATTATTTTTAATTAGAATAAAATTTTTAAGTTCTTTTATTTTTTTTAATTTAATATCTTGTTTAAGTTTTTGTGAATTAATTATATCTTTCATAAGATTTGATTTTTTTGATCTCATAAAAGCTTTTTCTTTTAAATCTTTTGTTTTTCCTGATTTACCGGCACAATACGTTTTTCTCCAACTACAAGTGTCTAATTTATTACAAGAATTTTTATTCTTAAATTTATTACAAATTGTTTTTTCATTTTTATTTTTACAAATACCTTTATTATTTATTATTTTCCATTCACAATTTTTATTTAAATTACATTTATTTTTAAAAAAAGATTCAAAACAATAGCCACCAATTTGATATTTCATTTAATATTATATATATATATATATATATATTTGGATATGGTTTTAATTTATTAGAAATAGGTTCAACAAAACAAAAAATTTTCTTTTTTACTTTGTTTTATTTAATTCAATATCATATTTTTTTAAAGATGGATAAAAATCTTTAATTGTAGTAGTTGCTTTAATTAAAGCATTTAAAATATTTATAGGTATTTCATTATTTTTTTTAAATTCTTTAGCATTTAATTTTTTATTTTGTTTTAAATTTTTATTTTGTTTTAAAAATTTTAATTTTTTTATTAAATTATTTTCAATTATATATTCTTTATTTTGTTTTCCATTTTTTTTTTTAAGATTTTTACTACAATTAGGACATTTTGGACAAGCTGGTATTTTTGATTTTAAAATATATTTTGATTTATCTATTGGATTATGTTGTGTTGGTATTTTTGATTTTAAAATATATTTTGAATAATCAATAGATTTACAAGATATATTTTTTTTTAAATTATTAAAGTTTTCTTTGTTTTTTAAATTTTTTTGAGTTAAATAATTAAAAATCCAAAATAAAAATAGAAAAATAAAAATAATATAAAATGTGTTCATTATATATTATATAAAGATTAAAATTTAAAATAAAAAATTAATTAGAATAAGCAATACATACCTCCCATTCCGCTCATAATTCTTAGAACATTATAATTTAATGCATAAATAGTTATATCTATATTACTTTGAGAATAATATTGTGGGTCAATACCAGCAGTAGTTGGATTATTATTTTTTAATCTTAATGCTAATGTAGCATTATCTAGTCTTGAAAAATTACAAGAACCTGATGGTTGATAATTTTCAGGTTTTAATGCGAATGAGTGTAAATAAATATGACCAAGGTCAGGAATACTTGTATGAGATCTCCAAGCTTGGTATAAACGCCAATGTTTACTATCAAATTGTTCTGTATAATCTTGACCGTTAAGCATTATTTTTGCATATTTTAAAGGGTCACTGTTATCATATTCTGTAACGGGTGCATCGATATCAGTTAAATATCTACCATAATTAAAATGGTCATTACCTGCACTATCTTGACTAGTAACAACTGGTAAAACATCTGTTCTTCTAATAGTCCAAATTAATTCAATAACAGGGTGATTAAAATGGATTGGTATTTTAGGATATGCATCTCCTGTTGCTGACATAGATATATTTTTGTTTTCATTAATTTGAACCTGTCTAATAAGATATTCATGAGAACTTTGTGCAAATTTTCTTTTTTCTTCACTATCTAAAATAATATAACTAACACATAAACTAATATCTGTTAATTTAGGTGTAGAAGGTGGTGCTACACCATTAGAAGTGATCCATAATTCTGAAAATTTCCTTAATTCTAAATGTACTGAAACATCATGATATTGTAAAGCTACTAATGGTAAAGCACAACCATTACAATTACAAAACCAAAATTGTAAAGGAACATAAAATGTACCACCATTATTAGTTTCTGAAGTATGAACTTGATTTTTTCCTATCATATTTCTGAAACCTAATTTTTTATCTTGACTAACAGAAAGTTCACCCCAAATATTTAACCAATCTCCATATTGTTTATCAATTAGTTGTCCTCCTATATACAAAGAAACTTCTTTAATAATAGCATGTCCAATATTATTACAATAACCAGATGTTTCAGCGGCATTTTTTGGAAGTATAGGTAAAACTATTTCAAGAAACATATCATTTATTAAATCTCCATACCTTGAAACATTAATTGTTAATTTACTTCCCCAATTAATTTTTTCAGCAAAAGAGAGTTTTTTAATTTCTGTAGCAAAATTACTATGTCTTTTATAAACTAATTTAAAAAATGTTATTTGTGGGTTCCCTGTTAAATAAACATCTTGTGCACCGTGTGCTACTAACGATAATAATCCACCTGGCATATTTTTAATATATAAACATATATTATATTTTATATTTTATTTTTAAACAAATATTAGTTAAATTTTTAAAAAAATATTAGTTAAATTTTTAAAAAAATATTATAATATAATATAATAAATATATGCATTCTTTATTTCGTTCTGAAAAAATAGATACTTTAGAAACAGATAAACATTTAATAAGAGAGAATGATGATAATTTAATATTAGAAGCACTTGCTAAAAATGGTAAAATGTATACTATGAAAAGAAGTGGTGTAAGTCCTTTATTTAACAGATATAACTGTAACTTTACCAGAGAAATCTGGTAATTGCTTTAAAATCTGATTTAGAGTCTATAACAGGATTAAGTATTGGTAGTATAACTTTAAAAACTATGAATAGTGGTAATAGTTTAAAAATAAGTACAAAAAATGTTACAAAAAATAATTTAATTTTTGAATTACCAAATACATCAGGTGAATTATTAACAACAGATATTAATGGTACTTTTACAGCGAATGGTTTATTAGTAAATAATAATGCTACTATAAAAGGTAATTTATTAGTTGAAGGAACAACTGTTTCTGTAAATAGTACTGAAGTAGTTCTACAAGATCCTGTATTAACATTAGGTGGAAATACAGTACCTGTATTAGATGATACATTTGATAGAGGAGTTGCTTTTAGATGGAAAGAAGGAACAAATGGAAGAAAAGGATTTTTTGGATTTGATAGAAGTAAAGATAGTTTTGTATTTTATCCTCGTGTAACTAATAGTTCTGAAACAATTTATGAAGGTACACCTGGTAATTTAAATGTTGGGAATATAACTTCAACAGGAACTATTACAGTAAGTAAATTAGATATAAGTAATAGTATTACAGGTTTAGATATTTATTCAAAAAATAAAATAGATAGTGTTGGAACAATAACCACAAAAGGTGGATTTTATGGTAAAACTGGTAATTTAACATTAAAAACTGGTAATATATTTTTAAATGATGGTGATATTACAATTAAAGATGATTTTAAAAGTACACATGGTGATTTAACTATTACAACAGGACATATATATGCAAATAATGGTTCTATTACAGGTAATAAATTATATTCAAAAAGTCATATATATATAAAAGAAGGAAATTTTATAAATAATAAAGGTAATATAATAACAAAAATAGGAACAATAAGTGGGACTAAATTAACTGATGGGAAATTAAGTATAAATAATGGTAAAATTAATAATATAGAAAATATAACAATAATAACAAATGACAATAATAGTAATGGTAGTGGATTAAAAATAGAACAATTAAGAACACAAACTGGTGGTAGTTTAGTAAAAATAACAGGGACTGCAAATTTAAATGCTTTAGAAGTAGATATAGGAGATGTTAAATTTGGTGGTAATTTAAATTTTACAAATGGGAATATTGTAACTACAGGAGAAATAAGAGGTGGTAAAATAATAGCAACTTCAGAAGAGATATCTAGTATAAAAGCTGAAAGTTCAATAACAAGTGATATTTTATATGCTAGAAGTATTTTAGGAAATACTATAACAGATAATTTTGCAACTTTAAACACAGGTTCTTTAACTGGATTAAAACACATTAAATTAATAGCTAATAATTTAAAAGGAGATGCTTTAATAATTTCAAATAATTCAAATCAAACTTCAGGAGATTTAGTAAAAATAACAGGAACTGATAATCAAACAGCATTAAATATTCCAAATGGAAATGTTAAATTTAAAAATTTAATGTTGGATTCTAATAATAATTCTGGTAATGCTTTAATAATATCAAATGGAACAGTACAAACAAGTGGTAATTTAGTTCAAATAACTGGTAATGATAATAAAAATGCATTAAATATAGTAAGAGGTGATTTAATTTTAGAAAATGGTAAAATAACTGCGGGAAATGGTGATTTAATATTAACAAATGGAAATATTAAGAGTTTAAATGGTTTAATTGAATCAAAATTAATAATAGTAACAGAAACAATAACTACAAAAAATATGAACATAACAGGTAATTTGAATATAAAAATGTAAATGTAGCAAATACTATAACATCAAAAGGATTAATCGTAAATAATGGAAATATTCATATATCAAGTGAGTATGCTAATGAAGATGACCCTACTTTATTATTAAAAACAGCATCATCTGCTGGTAATTCTGATGTTGTATTAAAATTACAAGGAACAAGAAATTCTAATTTAACAGCTGTTCCAGCAAGTATACTTTTAAGTAATAATGATGTAGATCTAAGTGAACCAAAAAATATAGCAAAAATTGGGATACAAATAGAAGATCATACGTCTAATTATGGTAAATTATTTTTCCAAACATATCCTAATGCTGGAGGTGGGAGACATCAAATGGAAATAACACATGATGGAACTATTACATTACCTAATAATAATGATATTTATATGACATCAACCATAACAACCGCACATTTAAGATTAAGAAATACAAATAAAAATACAAGTTGGTTAAGATTACCTCCTACTCAATCATCAGATCATACTGTGACTTTCCCTAATAAATCTGGTGTTTTAGCTACATTAAATGATTTAAATTTAAATGCTACTACTACAAGTGTAATTCTGCCATTTGCATTTGGTAAAATTATAGATGCAAATGCTGGAACTGGCACCGGACTTTCCTGGGATGCTTTTGGAACTACTGTAGCAAAATATAATATAGTGACATTTGACACTCCACAATCAAATTCTTCTTATTCTGTTGTATCGGATTGTGAAGTATTTGATGATGGAAAACAAATACATGTATTTTCAAAAACAGTTAATGGATTTAGAGTGCAATATTGGGATGGGAGTAGTGCTGTTTCGAGTTTTCCATCTGAAGATAATTTTACTATTATTGTCTATGGATCTACACCTACCGTCGATATTGTTGGTAGTACGCTCGACGTTATCAATGATTTAACACCACAATTAGGCGGGAATTTAGACACAAATGATAACACTTTTATAACAACTAATAATAAAGATATTAAATTTGAACCTAATGGCTCAGGTAATATCAATATAATTGATAGTGATATTGTTTTTAAAGGAACTAATTCAGGAGAATCAGTTATTTCAAGAACAAGTGCAAATAACTTATTAATTAAAACTACAGATAGTTCTCAAATCAGATTATTAACCTCTAATTTACAAAGATTCAGAATTCTAGGATCTGGAATAGTCGAAATAATGACATATGTTTCATCTACATCAACAAATACTGGTGCTTTAATAGTTGAAGGTGGTGTTGGTATTCAAGAAAATTGTCATATTGGCGGAATAATGAATGCTAAACAAATTTCTTTAAACGGAAGTTTATTAAAAGGAGATGCAAATGAATTAAATACTTATATTTTATGCACATTTTTAGATGATATTTCATCGATTTCCTCTTGTTTCGTAGTGGCTCCAAAAAATGGTGTTATAACAAAAATTTATTCTGTTATTAATGGCACATTATCTGTTTCTAATTCAATAATAACTATTTCAGTTAATAATGGAACAAATATAAGTAATAGTTTGGTAATTGCTAATGGTAGTGGACCAGGTTCTGTCAAGGATTTAATTCCAGCTGATAATAATTCTGTAAGTCCTGGCGATTTTATAAAATTATCAAGTGATGGTGGCGGTTCAGGTGGTGGCAGAATAATGTTTACAATTGAAATTTCTTATTAAAAAAAAAATATATTTTAAATTTTTAAAATTATTGATTAAATTTGTAGAATGTACGCAATTTTTATCACACATTTAAACCAATATTTCTTTTTTGGGATTTATAAATATTTATTGGTGATTATTTCTCTTTAAAACTTGCAAAAGACTTTTCAAAATATAATTATTTTTGTAGAATTCATATTATTATTTTTTAATTACAAAATAAAAATTTTATAATTTTAAAATTTTAAAAAAAAAATTAAATAATTTATTTTTTTATTTTATATTTATAACCACTAACATTAAATAAAGTTTTTCCTTTTTTAAGTAAAATATATGGAAATGGAATTATTTTTTTATTATTTTCTTTGAATTTACCAATAAACATTTGTTTTTTTCCTTTAACACTAATCCCTTTTGTTATATAAAATTTTCTAAACACGATATTATTAGTTAAATCTGTTATTTTATAACACGATTTATTTTGCTTATGTTTAACTATTAATTCAGTATTGTTAAAAGTTTTATATAAATTTGAAACACTGAGATTTGGCAAATCTAGGCAACTTAAAAATCTAAAAATATAATTTTTTAATCCATAATTACAAGCATATAAAAATTTCTTTATTTTTTCCATTTTGATATTAAAATATAATAATTAAATAAAAAAATCAAATTTTATTTAAAATTTGATTTTTTAAATTATAAATTATAGTATAAATTAAAAAATGGAACCCCTTTTTACAAGAATCAAACATTTAATAAAATATAAAACTAATTTTAGTCTTCAAAGAGAAAGACAAAAAAATATTGGATATATGTGGTCTGGTAAAGTAAATTTAGTATTAAAGAATAATCAGATGTATATTTTCGATTTATGGCATCATTTCTTTGAAGATGATGGTAAAAATTGGAAACCTTCAAATAAACAATTAGAATCTTTATGGAGAGCAAAATTTGTGAAATTTAATGAAAAAACAAACCCACTTGATGCAACTTGGCATTTATTATATACAAAAAAACATATATATATGACTGAAAAAGGATTTTTTCCAAATTTTGATGAAAAACAAAAAGATGAAATTATAAAAAAAATAAAAAGTGGTGAATGGAAAACAGATAAAGATATTAAATTAATTATTTAATTAAAATTAGTTTACATAATCAGAATCAATAACATTAAAAGATATATTTTCTTGCATATAGGCGCTAAGACCCAAACTTTTTATAATAGATTGTCTTGATACATTGAAACAATTATAAATTTTAGTTGTTACTAATAACATATTTGTTAATAAAGTAGTAACTGTTTTCATACTATGAAAGTTTGTAAATATCATTAAACAGCTAACTGTCCAATTGAGAACTGTTATTGTAATTAATAATAAAGTACAATAATAATATTGAATATTATTAATTTTTAGATTTTTTTTTATATATTCATAATCAATTATTACATTTACTAAGTTATAATCTCCTTTTTTTTTGTTAATATCTAAATATTTTATTAAAAATACTTCTCTTTTTAATTCAAAACCATATAAAATTATGAAACCAATTATATTTAAAATATTTACACCAATTGTTAATAATTCTAATACACTACTTCTTTGTATTAATTGTGTATAAGTGCAGACTTCACCATTGCAGTCTTGGACCACACTTATGGTTAAAAAACAAGCCATAAATATTTTAAACATTTCAATTAAAAACATAAAAAAAATTGAAATATATTGTTTATTATCATTATCAATTCTTTTTGAAATCTTTTTATGAGGATTTATATTATTCATCTTACTTGAAATATTTATACTTTTAGTAGTTGGTGGACTATCACTGTTTGCTCTTTTTTTTAATTTTGATGAAACTACTTCCATTTTATTAAAAAAAAAGTATATATTTTTTAAATACTATATTATATTATTTATTAAATTTTTTTTCAATATTGATGTTCATCCTCACGAATATAGAATTCTTCTTCTGAATCAGAATCCGACTCTACTGAATTTACGTGTTCATTGTAAGACAGGAGTTTCTATTTCAATATGCGAACCATCTAATAATATTATTTGTCTCCGGCGCCGAAATCGAAATCCCAACCCATTATTTAAATTTGTTGTATGCTGCGGCTGAGCGATGTTGCGCGAGTTTAAATTTGTTGTATTTAAATTTGTTGGATTTTGTGAATTTGTTCTTCTTCTACTATTATTATTATTTCTACAATTGTTATTTATTCTTCTTCTTCTTCTATTTTTACATTTCTTTCTTAGATAATTATGAGCATTATTCATCAGTATTCCTTCTAATTTTATATAAATTTTATGATCAATATCACAAGCACTAGAATAATCTATTTCATTTAATAATTCATTTAATGTTAAGACTTCATTAAATATGTTAATATCTAAATTTTTTTCTATACAATTTAAACAATATATTGATTGACCAATAAATTCAACTAAACATTTTTTTAATTTTTTTAATTTTTCTTTTTTTGTTAATTGTTTTATATATTTCTGTTTTGAAATATATAATATAAAACTTGTATGTTTATTCAAAACATGTCTAGAATTAAAATTAGATTCTTTAAATATTCTAATAAGAGTAGATTTTTTATTAATTTTATTATATAATTCTAAATTTTGATTTATAGTAAATTCTTCATTATTATAAGGATTTTTTGGATTTTTTGGTTCACAATATCCTTTTTCTTCATCATAATTTGTTAAACAATTTTCAAACATTTTTTTAATAAATATTTGACTAAAATACCATACTTTTTTGTTTTTTATATCTGTTAATTTTATTGCATCATTTTTTAATTCAGATAATAAAGCAAGACATGTAAAATCTTCTTTTTTATCAATACATTTTTTTTTTCTAAAATTATTTAAAATTTTTCTAAAAATTGTTTTATTTTTTATATGTTTATAATATTCTTTTTCTAATTTTTCATATAATCCAGGACAAAATGGATTATTTTTAAATATTTTAAAACCTTTTTTACCTTTTTCATTTACTATCATTTCCATATAAAATTTTAATTCTTTTTTTGGTTTACAAAATAATGGTTTTTGTTTAAAAAATTCAATATTAGAATTTTTAAATTTAATTTTGTTTGTATTTGTAATTGTAATTGTTTTTCCATTTCTTAATTTCATTTTGTAAATATAATTAAATAAAATTATAAAAAAAAAATCAAATTTTTTTTATTCTTCAAATAATATTTGTTTTACAATATTATTTAATTGTTTATTTTTATGTTTAAGAGTTTCTATTTGTTTTATTAATGCTTTTTCTTTATTTTTATTTATTATAATTATTTTAATTAGTTGTTGAGTAGTTTGTGTATATAATTTTTTTAAAAATTTAAATTCTTCATCTGTTTCACAGAAATTAGTTAATAATTTAAATTCTTTATCTAAAATTTTGTGTTATTTTTGTTAATGATTTTACATCATTACAATTTTCTATAATAGTTCTCATAATTTTCATATTCAATTTTTCCATTTTAATTTTAAATAATTATAATACAAAAAAAATCAAATTTTATTCTGGGAATAAGAATCTAAGTAAAATGTAATTGTGTTTTATATTTTAGACCAACTTTTTAATGTTTTGTTTAAAAGTTAAAAAATCATTTTAAATAGTTGGTTTTATTTTTTTAACTTTAAAAAAGTTTAAAAATTTGATTTAAAAAAATAAAAATATTATAAATATATAAAAATGGAAAAACAAAGTAAATGTAAATTATGCAAAACAAAATACTTAATAAATAAACAATATTTATTACATTTGAAAAATAAAAACCATAAAGAAAATGTAATTAAATTTAAAAATAAAATTTTTAATTTAAGTAAAAAAGAATTAATGATAAAATATAAAACAAATAATATTACTGAAATTATTAATAAAAAAATTAAAAAGAATAAAAAAATAAATAAAAGAATAGCAGCAGCAAATGCAGCTAAAATATCAAAAATAGCTGAAAAAGATGTTAATAATCTTATTTTGAAAATAGATACAAATATTAAAATAACAAAAGCAATAATAAATGCAGCTAAAATATCAAAAATAGCTGA